GGGGGAGCAGCTTTTACCTGCTTTGTGAACGCCATCGCACGAGCCAACGCTTTTGTGTAGCGTGAGGAGAGCGAGTCGTACAAGTTGTCTTCCATGGCTTCTTCCGTAATGGAAAAGCCCATGGCCACGGTCTCGTGGTTGTAGCGAGCAGTAAACGCCTCTTGTGCGTTGTCGTACGAAATTGCGGCGCCTTCTGCTTTAGTAGGAGCTGCACCAAAACCAGACAGTTTTACTTCTTCTTCGAAGCTACGGTCAGATGTCTCGGCATCGTAGATGTCCGTGTGCTCGTTCTCATACTTTTTGTATTCGAGACCGAACAAAGCGTTTAAACCCGGCAGGAGTTCTTTAAGTAATTGTGCGCGTGAAATAGCCATTGGTTATTCCCTCCTTACAGGCCGACAGCGTTAGTAAAGCTGTGAGCACTTGGGTTGAATTTAACCAGCACATCGGGGAACGCATCCGACGCTGGCGACACATGAGACACGACGCGGAACGCTGCGGCTCCAGCTTTAACAGTTGCATCCAACGCAGTTGTGGAGTTTCCTGTCTGGGTATTACCAGTAGATGTACTCTGTACTGTGGGGAAGAACGTGTTATTACCGATGATTGTCTGGGCTCCAGCCGCGTCCAACTGAACTTGGAAAAGAACATTTGGATCGTCAACAACGTATGCCTTAATCTCGGTGCCATCAAACGCAGCAGTGCCCGACGGGTAATACTGAGAGAAAAGAAGCTGGCCTTGAGCATTTACATACTCACATCCAACAAATACGCCGATAGCGCCAACGCCGTTACCACCAAGGTTGTTTGAGGTGATGTCTGCGCCGGTAGCTGTGCACAATGCGATGAAACCGTCTGCACCAATGATAACAACTTGACCGTTAAACAGGTTAGTCGCTTCGCCAGACGGGTCGATTAGATACTGGGACGTGGCCCCAGCGTAGGCCATACCGTCAGATCGTTTGACAGGACGTAGGCCGTAGGGAGCAGCTACAATAGCCATAATGCTCTTCCTTTAGGTTGGGTTGATCGGCAGCAAAGACGTTAATCCTTACCAAACGAAGTTCGAGTCCGATTCTCTGGTTGTAAGACCGGCATACGGGGGTCAGACTCGCGCATAAAGTTTCGGTCAACAGAAGACGATTGAAGCTCTGCTTCTTCTAGTTGGCCCTCAATGCGATGGCGTGCCTTTTCAGTCGGGATACTGCAAAGCAGCAAACCTCCTACCTCGATGTTATCTTTAAAACGAGAGTCGATGTCGGACATAATCTGCAAGTCGGGATGATCAGATGCCTTGACCGCAGTAAATCCTTCGCGAAACCGCTGGGACACGTTGGTGTTGTCAGACTTGCCAAGTGTAGATGTCCTGATCCAACGGAAAGAGATTCCGTCACGTGGTTCAGGTACTGGCAACATGGAAGCGCGTTTCCACGGCTTTTTGCGCTCGCCCGCTTCGCGGGTGTCGAGGGTGCGTGGTGTACGATCAGCCATTCTGTCGATCCTTAATTAGTTGCGCCGCATATTGCTGGGTAGTCAATCCGAGTCGCCGGGCGATAGCGATTTCAGACTGTTTGAGTACCACTTTTGTGCGTGATGTAGGAGTATTTCTACCACCCGGAGCCACCACGGAGCTATTCTGACGAGATTGCGGTTTTACCTCTTCTTCGGTTTCATCAAAACTATCAGGATAACGCTTTCGCATCTCCGTATCTATTTTGTTATAGTACGCATCAGATGATAAATCAACACCATCTTCTACAAGTTCCTGATGCACAAGCATAGCATATCGACTCATAGCGTTCTTGTTATCGAACCAATCGTTCTTTTCTGCCCATGCCGTAGCCTTCGCGTCAGGCTTGGGAGGCGTGTACTGTTGGCGCTCAGGCTCGGGTGCCTTCTGTTGTTGCACCACTGGCGGTTTCCACGAGTCAATACGGGATTGCTCGTTTGACAACTGCATCATGCGCTCTTGTGCCGCGATAACCTTGTCCGAGTCGCCTGCTTCGTACGCTTCTTTGTACTCACGCTTGATAGCGTTTAGTTCCGCTGTAACGCGAGCCTTGGACTGACTTACGAGAACGCCTTCGCCTTCTGTAAGGTTCTTGCGTAAGCTCTCGATCTCAGTCTGCAGGCCCTTAGTGTACGTAACTGCGGCTTCACGCTCACGTATGGCTTCCTCTTTACCACGACGTTCCTCATGAAACTCGTACTTTAGTCGCTTTACGCGCTTTTGCACGCTCTCACTGTATTGCTTGATGTCTTCGTCATCATTAGCGTCAGGAACCTTGGGTGCAGGGTCGTCTTCGGACCGACGGGTCCGCCCTTTGTCGTCTTCGGGCGTATCGTCTTCGATCTCGATGTCAAACTCGTCATCGTTGTCGAGTTCTACTGTCTGGTCTTCTGCGTTCATATTCATTGCGTGACCCCCACTTCTTTCTTAGTAGCGGCCTTTACCGCCCACATTGTGCCCTCTTCAATAGCCCTCATGGCGAGTGCTTTGAGGCGTACTTGCTCGGAAATAACTACATCAATGCCATTGATAAGGTCGATAAGCTCGGCAGCTTTCGAAGTTATTTTAGCTACGTCAGGGTTATTGCTGGGTCTCGACGAACTGACCCTATATGCTCCTATGCTCATACCCGACTGTACCCCCGTGGGTCAGTGACGCGAGCTTCTACGCTATCGTCGTTAATGAGGCGAAACTCTTTCTCCCCAACTTTAAACCGTGTACCGGAGTAGGACCGGAACATAACAAAATCACCGGGCTGGCAATAGGGGCCACTCGGGAACTTGCTGACATCTTGGTATGCTTCTGCGCCAGCTGAAATGACGTATCCGATAATTGATGCTGTCTCTTCCGCTTTTTTAAGCGCGTCTGGCATAAACACACCACCCGCTGTCGTCTCGCTCATGTCTGGAATCGCAATGAGCATGTGATATCCTACTGGTGTCGGTAGCTTGTCCAGTAGGTCTTTGTCTTCCACTTTGTTTGCCGTATACATGTCGTCTCCTGTAGCAGTGATTGAGGCTCACAGCGCCTTGCACGGATTACCCGCGATACGTATTCGTAACCTAGCGAACTTTATTCCGCAAGATACCGTTGTTCTAACTCTTTAACGTCCATTTCTATGACACTAAACGCGGAGTATTTACCGACCGCGCACCAATATTCTTCGGGAGTTTTAGCCCCGCCAGTCGCTAGGTGCGTCTTTATACTTTCTTTTTCCTCCGCAACGCCTTTTAGTATCCTGTAGAATACAGATTCATCGGTCATTCTGTTACTTCCTGTTGTTGCGGTGCATCATCGCCAGACAACCCTTTCGATATATCCAGCACTGTCTTTATCGCAGCGTCTTGCTCTTTACTGTCCAGTTCAGCCACCTTCAAGTTAAGTCGGGCCGCCTCTTGGTCTCCGTCCGCGTCAATCTGCATGACCTTAACTGACGCGTTAGCCTTAGCTATCATCGCCCGTATCTCTAGCTCTTTCATGTCTTTCTCTATGGTGTGAGCAAGCGTTTTCTCTTTCAGGTCCAGTTCACGGAGTTGTATTTGCGTGAGCGGATCGTTTTGTTGCTTGGCATTCTCGGCAGCTGCAGCTTCTGCTTGATCTTTGCGCAGCAGTTTGCCCGCAGCTTGCGCCACAAGACGCGATAGCTCGCGCTCAACGTCCTCGGGAAGTTGCTCTTCAACGCCCGGCATAGGCGTGCCAAGCTGCAGCTCGATCTCTTTGCGGTACTGCATAGCGAGGTGTTCTGTGATGTGCGACTGCATTGCAGTCTGGATAGCTTGCGCAAACGGAGACTGGCCAACCATCTGCTGTATCTTAGGGTCTTCCATGGCCGCCATGTGCGTCATGATGTGCGCCTCGTGGTCCTGATACGCAAACGCTTTGGTAGGCTCTTGCTTGAGGATCGCCATATTCTCGGTAACGGGGTCCATAGCCTTAATGTCTTCGGGGAGTTTAATGATATCGCCCGCGTCTTGGATACCCATAACGCCAAGCATCTGCTTGTGTAAGAGACCCATATTGTAAAGCTGTGGAGCTTTCTCGGCCAGCTGCAGCGCCGCTTGGTACTGCATGATGCGCTGTGCCATAGTAGCCGCGTTCGGGTCGGACACAGGAATAATATCTACGCGACCATCGAAGTCCTCGGTGCGGCTAAAACCGTCCCCTACTTCGTATGAATACTCGTCATCCATATCTGTGAACACAATACGCGCCAAGATGCGCAGTTCTTGCTTCATTGATGCGTGAAGTCGCGCCTGTATGCCCGACATAACCTTTAGAGCACGCTCCATGAGAGCTAACGTGGTGCCTACTGGCGCCTGAGCGTTCACGTCGCTGGCTGGGAGGTCGCCTACAGCGCCAATGCGCCGTCCTTCGTCGACTACATTGCCTAGCAGCGCAAACAGTGTCTGTGACGGCTCTTTGTACGGTAGCATCATGACAGAATCTTTAATCGCCCCGCCCGGCACGTCTACATCTCGGAACTCGCCCGGTTGTAGCGGGGAGTTATCCCCTTTAATGCGTAGGCCCCGTGCTTTTAGGCCCGCAGGCAGGTTAGCCAACGTTCCGGCGTCGATCAGCTGCCGCATAACGGACGTAGCCGTCTTTGTAAGGCCGCCCATCGTCTGAATAAGGCTGGAACCGTAGAAACCCATACCCGGCAGGTACGGGTAGTGCACAAAGTGCATGAGTTTTGTCTTTTTCGGGTCTTCCTCGGACCAATTACGGTAGATCGACAGGACTTCTAGTGACGTTTTGTCGATCGTTATGACGTATGGGCATGCTCTACCGTCTGCGTCTGGGTAAGACTCGGGTAATTCGATCGTGACGTGCATCTCCAACAGCATGTGGCGCGGGTCTTGGTCGAATGTCTTGGTCGTCCCCGTCATCTCGTTGTATTTTTCTTCGATGTCGGTCATCTCGTGCTGCGGCTCGTCTAATTCCACTCCTGCATAGAACCCGACTTGCTGCAGGTCCATGATTTCCTGTGCTGTACGTCTCATGACGTGCGTATACCGGTTGCATTTACGTAGACTAGACTCGCCATACGCGACCACAAAGTCTTCCGCTTGTACAAACTCTGACGACGGTAGCTCTTCTACCGGATCAAAGTAAACTTTCTTAAACGCTGATCCCGCGAGTGGCAGTTTAAAGAGCATCTGCTCCATCTCGTCGCGGAAGTCAGGCATAACCTCGGTTGTAAGGTAGTTTAGCTCGTCCACAACGCGTGACGCTTGGTCTACGCGGTCAGGCGTTAGCTTACCCATAATCTTACTACGTGCAGGCCCAGTGGCCGGCATTAGCTCGCTCATGGCCTGTGCTTGGAACCGGATAACAGCGTCAGTCATCATCGGGTGATACACACCGCATGCACCTTCCCATGGCTGTGAGCGGTCTTCGATCTTCATGCCAAGCATGTCTAGACCCTTGATATACGACTCCGCCCAGTCTGAGCGTGACGATAGGTCAATCTCGTAAGACTCCACGAGCTCGGCCGCCATAATTTCAAGCTCTGCAGGGTCGATAGACCCCACCAAGTTATCAGTGTGAGCCGTAGCATAGTCGTCGTCTAAGTCCTTGGGAGCGAAGTCAACGACCACGGAACCGTCTTCCATCTCGGTCTCTGTGGTCTCTTCCTCTATACCCATTATCCCCGCCATATCGGGTTCAATACCGAGCTCTATATCGTCGATATCAACGTCCGCCACAGGTTCATCTTGGATGTACGGAGTCGCCTGCTTCTCGATAGCCATGGGTTTAGTCCTTTTTCAGTTGCCGCCGTGATACACTAATTACTACGTTCTCTCAATAGTATTCACGTGCACCCGTATATGTAAGTGGGTCGTCCTGCATGTCAGAGGGCAGTCTTATAAACCCACCTTGTCTAAACCGTGTCAGTGCCATCACGCTACTATCCACGAGGTCATCGTTAGAACCATAGGGGAAACTTGCCACCTCGTCTACTAGCTCGTCAGCCCATCGCGTCTCTGGCACCCACACGAGCCCTGATGATATCATATCAGCAACTGCGTTAAGTCGGGCGTACTTGTCTCCAGACCCCCTGTGTGGCGTGTACTCGGACACCGCTATCCCCATGCGGCGTAGCTCTTGGTAGATCGCTACCCCTGATGACTTTTTCTCCACAATAAACGCATCCGGCTCCCATTCACGCACGTGATCAAGACACATTTGTTTCAGCTCAGGAAACTCGAACCTGTCCTTTATGGAGTTTAGCAGTATTAATTCATGCTGTGAGGTCTCGTCGCTATAAAACACACCCCACGTTGTCAGCGCGGTGTAGTCGGCTCGGTTGTGCTTCTCAGCTGCAGAGTCAAGTGAGGATATCAGGAACTCACATTGTGGTGGCTCTTTACCCTTCCACACACGCCACCAGTCGCGTTTGACGATAGCCGCCTCTTCGGACGTAGGATTCTGTTGGAACTGCGCGTTCCACTGGAATAGGGGCATAGATGCCTTGGTGCGATGCAGCGCCGTGAGGTCGAAGAACTCTGGCCACAGCGGCGACTCTTGCGTCTCCGTCGTGCCCTCGGGCGTAACAACGTCCGTCTCCAAGATCGCAGGGAACTCAAACACCTCGTACTGGTCGGCGTCAGGGTTCTTAGCCATATCGCGTGTAACGCGGCCAATCAGGTCGTCCAAGTGCCAGCGTGTGTGCACAATGGCAATCTTACCGCCGGGCATAAGGCGCGTACGCGCACCAAACGCAAACCACTCGTAGGCTTTCGCGAATACCTCAAAGTTACCGTTCAAGATATCCTGCTCGGAGTGCGGGTCGTCCACGAGGAGCATGTGTGCACCACGTCCCGCTAGAGCGGATCCAACACCAGCTGCGAAGAACTCACCTCCGAAATTCGTACTCCAACGCCCCGCAGACTTACTGTCAATCGCAAGAGACACGTCGGGAAATACTTCCTTAAACTCTTCCGTCGCAATTATGTTCCGCACCTTGCGGCCGAAGTCTACGGCGAGGTCAGTGGTGTGAGACACCAGCATGACTTTGTGGCCCGGATTCTTACCCAAGTACCACGCAGCGTAAAATATAGAGACCATCTGGCTCTTACCGTGCCGTGGTGGCACCGAGACGCATATCTCCCC